CTTTTGTGCATGATGACTTCATACCTGTCTTTGTTGATGGGGAAGTTGAATCTCCACCAACTCTGTGATATTGCAAAGTCTTGTTCTCGTTCGCCTGAATACGCTCTGAATAGTGCGGTCTCGTCAACTACTAGTGCATTACGAGGTATAACAATTGCAATGTTAACCCATAGCGGAACACTCTGTAACAAAGGCATACGCCAAAACCAATGAAGTCGCACGCCTGCCACCGTGACACGACTAGTGTCTCGTTTGTCTACTTCATCCGCTGTTGTCTGTAACGGAATAAAAATCAAATTCCCCTGATATAGTTGCCGTGTGTTCTTTAATTGCATGTTATTGTCGGAATCTATCTCGTATCTCTTGATGGGTATACTCCGATCTGGCTTCATGCCGGCAGCTTTGATGCGCGTCATCTTCGACATTCGTGTCACCCTTCTGGTTCTCGTTACACGCCGACGTGGCTTCGCTTTGCGTAGAACCTTACGACGCTTTCGCGTACCATAGGTAGAACGGCTACTACGTTTATACATTGCAATCATTGAATTTATGACAGCATCGGTCGAGATGCTGTACAATCCTACAGGGGGGGGCATGGCTTAGTATTACCCATGCCCTAATTCATCCCATTGGTATTCTGCTAATTTCTAATGATTAGCAGCTCATAATTTCATACCAACAACATGTCTGACGTCGAACGTGTAGAACAAGGCACTCGCTGGGTGTTCACCCTGAATAATTATTCTGACGCTGATATCACAGTTTTGTACCAGCTCGGACAAACTGTCAAGTATCTCGTCTTTGGGAAGGAGATTGGAACATCTGGTACGCCTCATCTCCAAGGGTTTATCGTCTTTCATTCTAACACCCGTCGCAATGCCGCCAAGCTCCTCATCTCCAACAGAGCCCACTTGCAAGTTGCCAGAGGATCTGCCGAACAGGCTTCCTTGTATTGCAAGAAGGACAATGACTTTACGGAGTTCGGATCGTTACCCGCACCCAGAGGTCGTCCCTGTTCCGCGACCGCTGTCCTCGAATGGATTCTCGCCCAATCTTCTCGTCCCACCAGGAGTCAAGTCTCTCTGGTCTTCCCCAAATACGGACTTCATTGTGGACGGATTGACCAGTTTATCGAAGACGTCTATCCACGCGTTTTCACTGTCCCAGGAGACTTCAGGCCCCACCAGCAATCTCTCCACGATCGACTCCTTGAGCCCCCCGACGACACCACGATCATCTTCGTCGTCGACCCAGTCGGAAATACCGGGAAGTCTTGGTTCACCAGGAAGTACTTCTCCCTTTACCCAAAGGACGTTCAGTTCTTGGGTGTCGGTAAGTCCACCGACATCGCTCATGCCATCCAGCCAGACAAGCGAGTCTTCTTCTTCGACGTGCCACGAGACAGCTCGCAGTACCTTCAGTACTCTCCCTTAGAGGGTCTCAAGAACAAGGTGATTTTCTCTCCTAAGTATCTCAGTATGACTAAGTTGGTGGACCATGATGTCCATGTTATTGTATTCATGAATGAACGCCCTGATATGACGAAGTTGTCGGAACATCGTTACGAAGTAATCAATTGGTTGAACCTTTAATTATATAGTTATTTATTTAGCTTAATGCCTTAAAAAGCGTTTTTAAGCGCACTTATTGCAGATAACCTGTTTAGAGACAACTCCCCCAGTTAACCTGTCGGACTGGAGAAAACCACCGCCGGGGCCACCTCCAGGAGCTATGAATGAAATTTTGTCTTGACCTTTGCAACATGTGATTATAAGTAAGTGGCGAAGCCACTTTGCAGGACCAGGATGGGTTGCGAAGCAACCTCCGTCTCTGGTAGTCTATTCGGGCCTTACCCCGGAAGGCCCGCCGCAGGCGAAAATTTTTTTTTAGTCGTGATTTAAAAAGCGTTTTTAGTAAAAATGTTAATCTTCTTTGTAATACACCACGGTGCTTCTAGTAAGCTCGACTTTGTTAATGGCCACTGCCGAAAAGGCTGCAGCCCCTAATGCGTCGTACCAATGAATAACAATGGGTGCCGCCTGTCGAGGTTCTCCTCCGACAGCATCGTCGTAAGTAAATTGTCGATTGATCTTTTGATACATCTTCAAGGTATGTATGCTCCTCGAATTGGGAACAACATCTGTTACGTTCCCGTTCAAGTGACTGTTGGGAGCTAACATGAATCTTTTGTGCATGATGACTTCATACCTGTCTTTGTTGATGGGGAAGTTGAATCTCCACCAACTCTGTGATATTGCAAAGTCTTGTTCTCGTTCGCCTGAATACGCTCTGAATAGTGCGGTCT